TGTTAAGTTTATTTTGATTTTCCTGTTTCATTAAACTTACAATTTCCAATGCTAAATCTCTAGCATTTTTAGGCTCTTCAAATTTAGCTTTATCAACTACTTCGTGGTTATATCCTAAATTCTCAATTTCCTGTATCCTTGTTCTTTCTTCCTTTACTCCAATTTCTTTTCCTTCATTTACAATTTCGGCATAAATGTCAGGAAATTGTGCTTTTATTTCATCTTTTGTCATTTTTCCACTTCCTTTTCCATTATTTTTTTTATTTTTATCAACATTAAAGTTTTTAAACTCCGCCATATTAAATACCATGTTATTAGAAATTACCTTATTTTCAACTACTTGAATATCTGTATTTTCAGTTATTTCGTCAATAAATCCATATTCCAATGCTTCTTCGGCGTTTAACCAAGTTTCGTTGTCCATTAATTCTGATAATTTCTCTTTATCAATATTAACCTTTTGCAAATAGGTTTCCGTTATTGAATTTTTGTATTTCTCAAGCACATCTGCCTGTTTCCTCATCTCTTCTGAATCCCCCGTTGCAATTGTTGAGGGATTGTGTATCATAAACAAAGCATTTTTAGGCATTTTAACTGTATCTCCAGCACACGTGATTAAAGTAGCCGCACTTGCTGCAATACCATCAATATTTACAGTTACTTTGGCTTTATGTCTTCTCAAAGCATTATTAATTGCAATAGCAGTGTCAACTACCCCGCCATTTGAATTAATATAGACATTAATATTTTCTACATCTAAGTCAGCCAAATATTCTGTAACTTCCTTAGCACTTATGGTATCACCCCAAAAACTTTCAGCTATATCACCATATAACATCAATTCGGCATTTTTATCATCGTTTTTAACTATATTCCATATAGTTTTATTCCTCTGGCTCATTGTTTGGTGGTTCGGTATAGATTGTCCCATCCAAAATCACTCCTTTCTCATTTGCTATTTTTTGTTCTTTTGCCAATATTTTTATATTTTGTTCAAAATCTCCCCCATTTAATTCAATAGTTTCACGGCTTCTCGTTGATAACCCAGCATTTATTCTCAAAATTGCCGCATTAACTTCTTTCGTAGGATCTAACTGTCCTTGTGATGTTCCACTCCAAATTGCGTTACTGTATGCTTTTCTAATCAAAATGTCATTTTCAAAATCATTTATTTCTACTCTTCCTAGTAAAACCGCCTCTCTTAGCCACTCTTCATAAACGAGTTGACAAAAATTTTTTGCAAACCATTCACGTTTTTTTCTAAAAGTTTTCCACGCTTCTAATAAAGCCGCTCTGCTTGCTGAATAACTGCTTGTAAAGTGCATTATCATAAGTTCATAAGGAATGCCCAAGCTGCTTCCAATTTGCCGTATTATAGCTGTCATAAATGGGTCAAATTGTGCATTAGGTCTTGCCGGATTTACTGATGTCGCTTTTTCGCCTTTGTTAAGAGATACTATTGCCCCGCTTGAAAGCTCCAGCGTTCCAGATTCTTCATTTGCTATGGCATCTTTTTGTCCGACGTTCGATAAATCCCCTGGATTTGTTTGAGGTATATCAGCCGATTCAATAAAAATTGTAAACATACTGCTGATGATTGCGCTTGTTAATTCTGCATTTGTGTATCTATCGAGCTGTTTCAAGCTTTCCATTACAGGAGCTAATATCGGTACACCCCTTACCTGTCCTGGACGCTCCGCAGTTGTTAAATGAATTATATTTAATTGATTTTCACTTCCATACATTTTTACATATTTATACTGATTCATGCCTCTGATTTCATCATTCGGATTATGCTCTTGAATATAATAACCATTAATACGTCCATTTTTGTCTAATTGTACTCCCTGGACAATAGAAGTATCGCTCGTTTTGTTGCTCGGAGTATTCACCCTGTCAGGTTCAATTATAGATAATTTCAAGCTATATGGATTTTCTTGGGTTTCAAAATAATTCAAATGAACAAAACATTCTCCATTTAACAATGTTGTTAAGAAAACTAAATCTTGAATTTCATAAAAGTTAAGTAAACCTGTTTGATCTATTTTAGAATTACTCCACAAATTAAATTCTTTTTCAATTTTAGTTTCTAACGTTTCTATCTCATCTTCGGATAAGTTTACAATATCTGAATCAATACTTGATTTTAATTTTAATCCTGAACCAACAGCATTCATTTTCATTGTATTCAAAGCTCCATTAGCTAGAGGTGCTCCCATATACAAATCTCTGGAACATGCCACGAGTTTTTCACGGTAGTTATAAATGTCGTTCTTTACTCCACCGAGAGAAGCAAACCATCCTCTCAAAGATTTTTTACGGGTACTTGCCCCGTGTTCTCCATAACCTTTATTCATTATTTTTTGATTTTGGTTAAACAGCTTTAGCCTTTCTCTTGCTCCAGCCATCTTTAATGCTTTTTCTGGATTAAATACTCCTACTGCCTTATCAAATAAATTCAATCATTTCCACCTCCTAACTATTACAAATCTCTTATTATAACCTGTACAGACTGTGTACGCCGTCCACTGTTTTGTGCAAGTGTTAAATTATGCTCCCATAATTGTCTAGCTTTTATAATTTCAGTTAAATCTGCTCTCGTCAGTTCTCTACTTCCAATTTTATAGCTCTGTCCTAACAATACAGCCTTTTCAGCCTCAATATATGAATTTATCATTTCTTTGCAAGTTTCTATACTATACATTTTTACCTCCCTATATTCCGCTACGAATTATTCGCCTGCCGCTATTTCTTTGTTGTGTCCTAAAATTATTAAGTACATCCGTTGAATACCGTATATTTAAGTTGGGGTTTGCTATTCTTAATGCCGCCTGTGCATAATTCCGAATGTCCAAAGGTTCATTTCTTTTATCTCCAATTGTTTTCCACTCGATTTTAGCTTGCCCTTTACTGAATGTAACAATTTTTATTTCAGAAGTAAGTCCTTTAAAATAAACTTCATCATATCCACGCTTAGGGTCGTTTGGATAGTGCATATATTTTTCTCCTGGTTTCTCAACTTTTAAATTACTCATTATTGAATCTTTTCCAGTATTAACCCCAAGCACAAATAACGAAATACCACCTTTATTATTTTTACTTGGACGCGAAATAAGAGGTCTCCCAGCTTCTCCACTTCCTTTTATTCCAAAAATATTCAACTGTTCTCTTGCTTTTACATACCTGTAAACGTCATCAGTATGATGTCCGCCTGTATCAATACAAGTACAAGCAACTCTTATTTTCTCTCCATTCTGATATTCAAAATCTCTCATAAGAAATTCATCCAACGTATTCCACACATACGGCAACGCAGGGTTTCCCATAATCACTTTATAATAAATCCCCCAGCTTTCTTCTCCTGGTCCCCATCCAACAATTTCAACTTCAAGCCTATTGTCTTGAACATCCACTCCAGCAGTTAATACAGTAACTTTATCAGGTATTTCAATATCATTTATCGTACCATCTTCTTCGTTTATATATTCTCCATAATCCTCAGCTCTCGCTTGTATTTTTTCAAAATCAAATCTTTCAACCTTTTCTTCAAAACATTCTCCGAGAGCTGTATTAACAAATACCTTCATAAGTTGTTCATCGCCTCTGGCTTCTTTAAATTTCTGAATAATGCTTTCCCATTTTGAAAACGGACTATAAAGTTCTGAAATATGAAACCCCCGTACTTGATAAGGATCTATTTCTAAATTACTTCTTCTCCACTCACCTTTAATAAGATTTCTTTTCCATTCATATTCACTTGAAGATTCCAAACATTTTTCACATTTATGTGAGACATTTTCAAAAATTATATTTTTCCACTCCAACTTAACCATTTCGCCACATTTTGGGCAAGGTATGTAATATTCTTCTTTTGTACTGTTTTCATAAGCTAATTCTATTCTACTCCCACCTTTAATCGTCGGAGTGCTTGTTAATACTATCTTTTTATTAGCCCAAGTTTTTGTTCTTTCAATTGCCAAATTTAACGGATCACCCTCGTCTTTTACATTAGACGGAAATCTATCAATTTCATCAGCCAATAAAATTCTAATTGGTCTACTTGCCAACTCAGCAGCTGAGTTACTTCCTGTTAAAACAATGTAACCACCTGCAAATTCCTTTTGCCTTTTTGTATCTCTTGCATTATCATTTTCAATAATTTTACTTCTTAATTGCGGTGTCGATTGAATCATATCGTTAAGTCTTGTGGTTGAAAAATCTTGTGCCATATCTTTAGTCGGCATTAAAAACATTATTGGTGAAGGCTCATAGTCAGCATAATATCCAACAGTGTTCATTAAAATTTCTGTTTTAGATAATTGGGCTCCGTATTTCATAATAACCCGTTCTGTTCTCCTATCGGATATAGCCCTCATAACTTCTCTTTGAAAAGGTACTCTGTCAGTCCTCCATTTACCCGGTTCAGCTGAACTTTTAGAACTTAAAATTCTATATCTATCTGCCCATGTATCTATTGTTAATTTTGGCGGAGGTTTTAAAACTGAAAATATTTTCTTAAATAAATCATTTGCCTTTTTTAGATCTGCCACGTTTTCCTTTTCCAATTTCAACCCCTTCCTGTTCTTCCTCATCATCTTCTTCAATAAAGTTTTTGTTTTTAAACAATTCTGGACTATATTCGCTAAGTTCTTCCAATGCTTCAACTATTGAATCTTGTATAACTTCCTGGATCTCTCCTAAATTATCCAAAGCAATTAATTGCGGAGCTAATCTATTTGATAAAGACAATAACCTTCCTTTTAAATTCACAAGACTACTAGTCATTACTTTTTCAATAATACTTGCCGAATGTAACTGGTTTTTAAGCTCTTTTATTTTTAAGCCCTTTAATTCAGTTTCTTTTTTTATTTTCTTTATCTCTTCCTTGATTTTTTCATCTTTCAGATTCAAATCCACATCATTTTTAGATTCTATATACTCAATATATCCTCGAACACTTTCCAATAACAAATACTTACCTTTTTCCGTTTTTTTTATCACTCCTTCATTAGCCAAATTCCGAAGGTGTCTATCTGTTATTCCCAGTAATTTAGCCAATTCTGTCGCTTTTATTATTTGATTTTCTTTTATTAACATAACACCTCCTTCGGAACGGAAATGAAATTTGAAAAAATTAATGTACATATTTTTTCTGGGGCTTCGAACCCGTTCGCTCTTTTTTAACCTCTCAGAAGTACCTTTTTAATCAAAATTTTATTTTTTTCTTTATTTCCACTTTAATATTTACTTGATATACTCACTATTTTGAGTATTTACTCTCTATTTCTACTAGCTTGTCTCTCAATCCTTTGTCTTCTTCTATCTGTTTCTTCATCCCTACTCTACATCTATCAAGATATCTGTCATATATCAGTATCTTTAATCCATCTATCTTGTTATCTATATCTTTTTCAATCTCTTCTAATTTATCTAAGAGTTCCAAATTTCTTTCAATTCTTTCTTTTATGTATTTTTTTGTTCCATAACAAATAATTTGAAATAGTATTAATATTACAACTATATTAATAACAAAACTTGCAACCAATAATATAATCAACATTTGTTATCCCTTTCTTTGATTTTTAGACAAAAAAAGAGCCACTAAACAAATAGACTATTTCTAATCTATCTATTCAGTGGCTCACTCAGCTGAGGTTTATTTGCCCCTATGATATTTTGTTGTTGTGTATTGCCTGTCTTTTACTTTACCTTTTTTTATATATATAGTAATTTTGATATTGTCTTCAAAGGTTTTAGCTGTTTTTAAATCTTGTAATAAATACAAAACTTCTTTATTCTTTAAAAGCTCATTAATATCTTCTTGTGTAAGTTCTTTTTTTGTGTTCAATTTTACCTCCTAATTATAACCTATTTTATTGCTTTTTTCAAGTGTTTGAGTTTTGTTTTTTCTTGAAAAAATTTAAAATTCTAAACAATAATTTTTTTTGATTTTTCCATTACTTCCTTTATGCCTTTCGAACAACTTTTCACATGTTTCAAATTATGATAGACTATATTACTTGCTCTTCGTTCAAATTGAAATCGCGCTTGCATAAAATACGACATATAAACTTTATGATTATTTAAAGTATCATTTGATAAAAATCCAATAAAATCTAATAACTCTTCTATATTTTCGCCCTTTTTAAATAATTTAATTGCTTTAGTTATTTCGTTTTGTAGTTCATCCAAACCTTTTTCAACGCTTTTATGTTTTGAATAATAATTTCCTAATCGACCATAATTAAGAACTCCACCATAGTTTTTATGTTCCTTTTTCGCTTTTTCTATATATGATCTCGTATTGTCTAGAGTGTTTTCTATCATTTGTTTAGTCTTTTGTTCTTTGTATCCTTTAACAAACCAGAATTCTGCCCGTTCTTTAGGTGGAATAATTTTTCTAAAAGCTCCCAAAGAATCGCTTTCTATTTTGCATTCTTCACAACAAAAAAAGTACTCATAGTCAGGCATTTTCTTTTTAAAAATTCTAAATTCTAAACATCCGTCATCAATAATTTTCATGCCATTGTATTGTCTTATCGCTTTGATATAGTTCCCACACTTGCCACATCGAAAAAGTGTTTCGACAACTTTAAATTTCTTTTCCATTTTTGTCTCCTTTTTTAAATATGATTAATTATACCATTTTACACTCTAATCGCAAAAAATACAATCAAGTTTATTGTTGCATAAATCAGCAGGATATTTAAAAACCAAAAAACTAAAAAATACGCTACATTGTAAGGTGTATAATTAATTTTAGTTATTCCTCTTAATTTCTTCTTTATATCTTCAACTAAAGCATACAGATAGCTGACTAAAAAGAAAACTAAAAACATTGTAACTGCTGCACTTAAAATTCTCATTATTATTTCCATTTACTCCTCCCAACTCTATAAATTTTCTCCGTAATTATTTATTTTGTCATATTGTTCCCTCATTTTTTCAAGCTCTGATTCACGTTCAGATATTTTTTTCTCAAGCTCTTTAAGTTCGCCTTTATTTTTGCTTTCCAAATATTCTTTTAATTCCTTAAATTTATTATCAAATTGGCATTCTATTTCTTCGATACTCAAATTTCTTGATTGATAGTTTCCTTTCACTTCAGTTATCGCTATATTCAATTCAATCCTCTTTTTAAAATCAAGTTCAAAAGAAATACAAAAATAATCTATATAATTCATGCTTTCTTTTATTTCAAAGTTTTCGACTGTTTCGTCTTTCAATATTTCAGTTAATTCTTTTATCTTTATTCCGTATAATTCAATAAGCTTCATTTTCTTCTCCTAATTTATCGTTTTCCTTACATCATCCAAACGTTTTTTATACCATTTTGCTGACTTCAGCAATATGGTTTATCCTGGATCTATTATTTTCAATAAAAATTCATATAATCCGTAAGCCATAAGTACTCCAAAACCTAAACTTGCTAACATTCCGAGCAGATTATAATTCTTCATTCTTTCAACCGCATTTTCAAATATATCCCAAATAAATACAATCCAAAATAAAATTGGTACTAATAATATTAATAATATTGCTATTTTCATTTATTCCTCCTTGATAATCCCTCTATAATACCCCTCTTTTAATCTTTTTCTAAACAGTTTAAAATGATTTGGATAAACTTCCAATAGTTCATAGATTAGCCTTTCATTTAAATAAACCGCTTCCAGATGATATTTTTCTAAAAACTCTTGTTTAGGAATATTATGTATCTCTGAATGGTGCTGTCTGCATAAGCTCAAAAACCTTGTTTCTAATCCTGTATCAAATTCATATCCACCTATTTCATTTACATTATCATAATGCTCCAAATCGACCGTATTGTATTCGTTGTGTGGTTTTCCACAAATACAGCATATCCTTTTTCTCAAGCAACTTATAACATATCTCTGTATGTCCGGGACTATTTCCCTTATATGCCTTGCTCTTTTATCCCTTGGATCTAATATATACAAATTTACATCCTGCTCTATTGCGAACTCGATTATAAACTGTATAAAGTTTGTTGCCTGCTCCAAAGTCAAAGCATTCTTTTTCATCGGTGACAAACTAAAATTGCTTATTTCATGTATTGCCCCAAACAAGGCTTTGAAATAGTTTTTTGTATAATCTAAATCCCAGCCTTTTGAATTTGCAAACTGGTCAAATAGGACATAGCAAAGTTTCATCTGTTCATTTGTTATAGTGTTTTGCGGTATTATCTCTATTTCATACTCATTTAATTCATCTTGCCACTCTTTTATTTTTGGGACTGGCTTATTCGTTGCATAATAGAGCTTTATTTTTTTGTTTGCTCTGTCTATTTCTGTGTAAGCCATTTCTCTTAGCCTTTCTTTTCTTTGTAAATTTAATATTCTTGAATAAATTAGCATTTAACTTCATAAAGTTAAAATCGCTATCATTTACTTTTATTCCGCTTAAAAGCCTTGCTTTTATTCTTTCTAATGCATTCTC